ATTATCCGATATATTCAGCTCAATGGATACCAGGCTGAGCGTATCAATACCATGGGCAGATTTGTAGGCCCTAAAAAGTACACAGATTTTGATGGCAGAGAGCGCACCATTGGCAAGGGAAAGTACATTCCCACGACAGGCACTAAAGGGAGTGCTGATATATCTGCTACGATTGCAGGCCGGTCCATTAAGATTGAGGTGAAATATGGCAAAGACAGGCAGTCAGATGCACAGAAAAAATACCAGGAATCAATTGAGCAGGCAGGAGGTACCTATATTATCGCAAGAGATGTGGATGGATTCATTGAATGGTATGATAATTTCATTGCAGAAATGAAATAGTTTCATTACATTTGTAAACAAATAAGCAGTAATATGAAGAAAGAACAAGTACAGGCTTCCTTGTATCGCAAGGTATGGGATGCCAAGAGGCAAATTGGTAAGGTGTACAGGAATGCGCAGAGTCATCATTCTAAGTATGCCGATTTGAACAACATCCTGGATACGGTAGAGCCTATCCTCTTTGACTATGGGTTGATATTGATGCAGCCAATCAGAGAGAACAAGGTGGTCACCCAGCTCATTGATGTTGATAGTGGTGATTTAGTGGAGTCATGTATTGACCTGCCTAACATCACGGATCCACAGAAATTGGGTAGTGCCATTAGTTATTTCCGTAGGTACACATTGAGCAGCCTGCTCTCAATTTCAACCACAGATGATGATGATGCACAGAGTGCAACAAAGGAGATGGCAAAAAAGCCAGCAGCATCTGATGACCTGGTGAAGAGATTCGTGCAATCATTGGCAGATGGTACAGCCAAGTGGAACATTGAGAAATTCAAGGCCAATTATGAGCTGAATGAGGTGCAAATTAAACTAATTGAAGCGGTATGAAGATTAGGGCCCACCAATTGGGTGATATTATGACATCACCTAAAAGCAAATCAGAGGAGCTTAGCGTGACAGCCAAGGGAGTAATCAGGAGTAATGTCAAGCAGGAGATTTTTGGATACAAGAATCAGATTAATAGCAAGTACATTGAGAAGGGTATCACACATGAACAGGATAGTATTGACCTACTTAACAAGGTTAGGCTCACAGATTACACCAAACACTATGGCAGGATTGACTATGTACAGCTGTCCGGTGAATGTGATATCCTAACTGAGGATACAGTGATTGATTTGAAAACATCCTGGTCACTGATTACATGGCCTGGAACACCAGCTGAGGCACACAACAAAGCATATGAGTGGCAGCTGAGGGCATACATGTACCTGTACGAAAGGCCCAAGGCTGAGTTGATATTCTGCATGGTGAGCACAGACCCTGAGCTGTGCAAGTATGAGCCTGAGGATATTCATCAAGTGGACCATATTGATCCGTACATGCGTATTACTGTTGTGAGGTATGAGCGTGACCTGCATATGGAGGAGCAGATGCGTGAAAGATTGGATGCAGCACATGCATATGCGGATAGCTACAGAGTTGAATTGTTGAATTCAAAGATGTTGAATCTATGAGGTACCAAAAGGAATGGATTGATACTGTCAAGCAGCGATATTCTACCGACACAGCTAAGGAGATAGCCAATCTGATTGGCATCTCTGAGGTTGTGGTGTACAGAATAGCCAAAAGGTATGGAATCCGAAAGCCTAAGGAATGGATTGAGAATCCAAAAAGCGGAGGTTTTAAGAAAGGCAAGCGCAATAGCCCATCTACTGAATTCAAAAAGGGATGTGTGCCATATAACAAGGGAAAGAAGGTTACACCTGAGGCATATGCCAAAATGAGTGGTACATTTTTCAAGCCTGGAGGCAAGCCATTCAATCATAAAACAATGTATTCAATCAGCATCCGGGCAGATAAGACAGGGATTCCTTACCGATTCATCAAGATTAGGGCTGATTATTGGGAGCTGTTGCACAGGCATGTGTGGATGGAGGCCAATGGACCCATCCCAAAGAACATGGTGATAGCATTTAAGGATGGAAACAGCATGAATTGTGACCTGTCAAACCTTGAAATGATTACCAGGCAGAGCAATCTGCTAAGGAATTCGAGCAATAACCTACCACCTGAGCTCAGAGAGGTAGTGAAATACAAGAATAAATTAATCAAAAAAATACAAGAACATGGCAAAAAACAAAATCAGTGATCTAAGGGATCACCTATTCAGCGCATTGGAGCGCATTGATGATGACCAATTGAGCTCTGAGGAGCTTGAAATTGAAATTAAAAAAGCTCAAGCGGTGGCCAATCTGTCCAGCATGGTGATACAATCAGCTAAAATTGAGATTGATTTTATCAAGGTGACAGGCAGATTAGACTCAAATACAGAATTATTTAAGAGCATTGATACACCAAAACAAATAGAGCTATGACAAATACATTGATTTTAGCCATTCTGAGCGCGTTTCTGTACACAAGCAAGGGTAAGGCTACCTATTACGGAGAACATTGGACAGGCAGGCTCACAGCAAGTGGTGAGAGATTCCATGCAGATAGCATGACATGTGCACATAAGACATTACCATTTGGTACTATGTTGTGTGTACAGGATGTTAAGTCAGGTAAGGAGATTACAGTGAAGGTAAATGATAGGTTGCCCAAGAGCAGCGGAGTATTGATTGACCTAACCTATGGAGCAGCCAGGGAGATGAGCATGATACGAAAGGGAGTCATTCAGGTGACCATCACAGAGGTAGGTAAGGGTAAAATTTACAAGAGATGAGGACAGTATTAGAGTGGTTTAAAATTAGATGCCCAAAATGTAAGAAAGGGAAACTAACACAAGACGGTTTGCATCATTGTTGGGGTGGCGGAGTGTTAAATGTTTATAGCTGTGATAATTGTAAAAGTCAGTTTGTTTAAAATGGCTTATAACTCATGGCTATGCGTAACAATAGTACGGTAATGACAATAGTAATTTACTTTAAATCAGAAGAATGACAACAGCAGTGGAGTACTTAGTTAAAGAAATCATTAAATTAACAGGTGTTAATATCCAAATGGATGAGCCAATAATTGAGCAGGCATTGGAGATTGAAAAACGTCAAATAATTGAATCATTTTCATTGGGTATTATTTCACACCATGACGCTTTTAAAAATCAAAACAAATGGGATAACGGCGAACAATACTACAACGAAACCTTTAAAAAATAAAAATATGCCATGTAAACCATTGAAACCAAGTACAGAATCAATTCCTATTGATGTTGAACTGTCATATCAATATGATAGGCTTAGGCTGATATTCAACAATGATGAAAATCATGATTTTATGAAAGGGTTTAAATATGCTATGGATATAGTTATTGAAAAATATTACAAGGAAACCTTTGGCGAAACAATAGTAACCGAATACAGGGATGGTAGTATAGATGTTGAAACATATAAATCAGAATAAATGGAAAACAAGAACAACAGTGGAGCACTATTCCGCAATGACAAGAAGGTACAAGGGAGCAATCAGCCTGACTACACCGGCAACATCACTATTGATGGAGAGCGCAAGAGATTGGCAGCCTGGATAAAGGAATCACAGGCAGGGAACAAGTTTATGAGCATTCAAATATCAGAATTCAATGAGCAGCAAAATAGTAAAGCAGCACCAAGCCAAGGCCAGGCAGATGATGATCTCCCTTTCTAAGGATTACCAATTGACTGATTGGGTCCGTGACCAGCTTATTGCCATGATTACGCCCAGGTATAAGATTGGATTTATGGCCTTAGATATGGATGTGACTTATCACCAGCTGTGGCGATTCATGCGCGGTGAGCACATGCATGAAACATTTATCAACAAGGCATTCAAATTCTTGCTAAATTCGAAAGGTGAAATTCTGGAAAGCTGAGGCATATAGATTGGCCAAGTCCATAACCAGGGGGCATCCATTGCATGAGGACCTTGTTAGTCATGTGTACATCCTCATGGATAAGTACAGCGTGCCTGAGGAGGACCTACCAAGGACCTTTGTAAGATTCGCATACAATCAATGGAATTGGTACCAATCAGATTTTAATAAGACATTCAGGGGCTCTGCCAATACGGTGGAGCTCTCTGATTTGTTGCCGGATGACATGGATGATATGGCACCATCAGCTCTCAAGCTATTCCTGGATGCCTATATGGACCAATCACCAGCTGATGAAACCGATATTTTTTGCCGTGAGATTACAAAAATGTACCTTTATGGCATGACGTACAGGGAGATAATGGCCGAAACAGGCATATCTCTGAACATAATACACAAAGCAATCAAACAAGTGAAACATGATATACATCATTCTTATCAGCATAGGGATAGCCCGAGCATTGCAGACCTTTAACCTTCCGGATATCAAACCATTCAACTGTCAATCCTGCCTGGCATTTTGGTCATGTATGGTGATATTCCTGTTGACAGAATGGGAACTGTGTGGCATATCTTTTATAGCCTATTTACTAAGCGATTTAATTTTGACATATGAAAATAAGTGAGGACCTAAGGATACAGATGGAGCGCTATGGCAGGACCAGCTCATTCAATCTGAACAACATAACCAAGAGCGAGCTTGCTGTGTGGTACAGAGATGTCCAGGGCAAGGTGTTGAATATCAGCTGTGGCACATGCATCCGTAATGCTATGCGTGACCTGGTGGCGCACATGCAAAATAAACCAGCTCAGCCATCCATCCGCAAGGTGGTGCCATTCAAAGGCATCACAGAGAGCAAGCCATTAACCGAAATGAGCTACAAAGAGCTGCGAGCATTGGCAAAGGAGCGAGGCATCAAGGGCACATTGAAGCGAGATGAATACATCCAGCAGTTAGGCAATGCATAAAGACATTGATATTGGTGATATGTGTGAGGCATCTGATGATGGCAAGCATTGGACGTATGTCAAATACCTGTTCTTTGATGCCCACAATGATGAGTATGTGTGCCTGGTGGACCAAACATACTGCCAATCCTTTCTGATTGTGAGACCATTACCGGAGCGAATATGAGGGTATTGAATGTATCATCTGTGGATTATGCCAATATGAGCCACAATAATGCCAAGGCATTGAGGTCCATAGGTATTCAATGTGATGATTGGACCATGTCCACACATGCATTCCAATACAGCAGTCAATCACAGCTGGTTGATGCCAGGCACATAATGAATCACTTCATGGATTATGATGTAATACAGCTGTTTCATTCCTGTGAAAAGACCTACATGCTGATTATGGCACATCCAAACATTGTGGTTTACCATACAGGTACCAGGTACAGGATGAACAAGCGGTATTATGATGACCTGTACAGCGGTCGAATCATTGCCACAGACCAATGTGAATTCCTGTTGCACAATCCTAACATGCTTTATGTGGCACCACATACGGAGCTTAAGCCGGTCCAGCGTCCATACAGGACCAAGTTACGCATAGCACATTATCCATCCAATCACCTGGTGAAGGGTACAAATACCATCCAGCGATTGCTTGAGCCATTCAAGGATAGGTTTGAAATTGATATAAACACAAATCGAGAGCCACATGAGAAAAATCTTTACCGCATTGGCCTTGCTGATATATACGTGGAGCTGTTCAATCCTACGCAGAATGGGCAGCCTTATGGTTGTTTTGGGGTTACAGCTTTTGAGGCAACAGCAATGGGAGGAGTGGTGATAACTAACAACGTCAACAGGCAGGCATATGAGGATGTATATGGAGCACATCCATTCCTAACACCTAATGATGAGATGGCATTTATACAGGCTATTGAATCATTGGCTGTGGAACGTGAGCAGTTTGATTACATCCGTGAGAATCTGCATGCTGGATTCCATGACAAGCACAGCATAGAGGCAACAGGTGAACGCATTAAATACATAATTGATGAGAGTATCGGTCATAGTTAATACCTATAATGAGGATCCAAAGGTGCTATTGCGTGCCATTGATTCATACAAGAAACAATGCCATCAGGTTATAGTGAGCACAGTAGAAGGGGATAGCTCATTAAGTTACCTGCAAAATGTACAATTCGCTGTATTGCCAAAGGATGAACATGTAGGTAAGTCACCTAAAGGGTCATTTCAGCAAATCAATAATGCATTGCCATTGCTTGATTGTGATTATTTCTGTTGGGCATCTGGTAATGATTTCGCAGAGCCACATAAGGTCAAGACAGAAGTCAATGCCCTGATTGCATCAAAGAAACAGATATGCTATTCCGCATTTAATGTGATTCGTGCCAATAGATTGAGAGTGCAGTTATTCAAACCATATGATGTGCAGGAGCACCTAAGGAATAACTTTGTATCTGACTGCTCAATGATTAGCAAGCGCATGATTGACAAATATGGGCCTTTTGATTTGGAGCGGAATAACATGGCCTTTTGGGATTTTTGGCTTAGGGTATATGAGAATGAGGGCAATGTGTTTGAGTACAATCCTATCCCCACATGGAACTACATGTATAATGAGGGTGATATGTCTAAGGTAAGGCGCAAATCACCTGAGGCAATTGCTCTGAATTTAAATGATAGAAAACTAATGTTAGAACACCATGAAGGTATCATCCGCAAGATGGCAGCTGGCCACAATTAACCTGATTGCCCGAAGGCAAGCCAATGGTCATAATGATGACAACATACACACCACCCCAGCGGTGCGGAACTACAGGAGCCACATTGAGAAGTGTGGTTATGGTGATTCAGTGCTGGATGTCGGATGTGGCAGTCAACATATAAAGACCTTGCTGAGACCTGGCACCACATACATTGGCCTTGATGCATTTCCCATTGAGGGGCTTGATGTAATGCCAGGCAAAATTGAGGACCTACAGGGTATTGAGGTGGATACAGTATGTGCATTCGCAGTGCTGGACAATTGCCAGGATTTCCAAAAGGCATGTGATGCCATGAAGAGGGCAGCAAGACAAAACATAATAATATTGTCAGGCCTTGATATCGAGGTGGATGAATTCCATACACATAAATTACAGATGGCTGATTTTGACCAGGCATTCAATGACTGGACATGTACACATAGAGAAGAATTGAGCCCAAGAGTGTGGCTCCTTAATTATATACCAAATGCCAATACCTAAACCGAAACCAAATGAATCAGAGGCAGATTTCATGAAGAGATGCCTAAGTGATCCAAAAATGAATGAGGAGTTTCCTGCTAATCAGAGGGTAGCGGTATGCTCTGCTCAATTCATTAAGAATAATAATAATAATAATAATAATAATAATAATAATACATTAAAAGAACTAAATTCTTAGTTATGGCGAAATCACAGGAGACCATTGATAAGCTGGAGGCATATGCATGGCAATATATTCAGGAGTGTATCAATCACACACGGCCACATGTCGCAGGTAATGGTAAGGTAATCCAGGTACCTGATAGGCACATACCTACCATTGACTATTTTCTGAGAATATGGATACCAATGCAGGAGGGAATGCAGTTGATTGCAAGGCGCACATGGTACAGGTGGCTGATGGAGGAGGGTGACAAATGGCACACTATAAAAACTATATCTGATGAATTCGACAGCCTTGCCAGGGATATTGTGGGCAATGAGGGCAAAGGTATATTCTATGCCAAGAACAAGCTGGGAATGCATGACAGGCAGCAGGTTGAAACCAAGAATGTAGAGCGCTTTGATTTCGAATAATTTTGTATATTTGTCATGGTTGACAATATGATTTCAGTAGTGGTTAGGTATAAGGGTGGCGCAGGCTGCCCTTTGTGATATTATGAAGGTAGTCAAAGGATATAAGCCCCATGCCAATCAAAGGCTGATACATGATTCCATTAACCATGGACCATACAAGTACTATGTGCTGAACATAGGCCGGCAGTTTGGCAAGACCTTGCTTGGTATCAATCAAATGCTATGGTGGGCCATCAATGATAAAGGCTGTAACATTGCCTGGGTCACACCTGTTTACAAGCAAAGCAAGAAGGTCTTTGATGAGATGGAGCGAGTCACCAGGGCATCGGGCCTGTTTGAATTCCACAGGTCTGACCTTTGGATCAAGGGATTTGGCAGCACCATCACGTTCTATTCAGGGGAGAAACCGGATAACATCCGTGGTAACACATTTGATTACCTTATCATTGATGAGATGGCATTTACCAGGTCAGAGCTATGGGATGAGGTGTTGAGTGCAACTGTGTTGGTGCGTGGCAAAAAGGTGCTGTTCATTTCAACACCAAAGGGAAGGAATCACTTTCACAGGCTGGCCCTGCAACACAACTATGATGAGAGGTACAAATACTTTCAATTCACCAGCTATGACAATCCGCTGATTGATGGCCAGGATCTTGAGGAGCGCAAGCGGTCACTGCCTGATCATATCTTTAGGCAGGAGTATATG